GTTGCGCTATTTCCCAACACGTTTTTTGATTGGTCTATCGATCCGGTTCCGCTGAAGGTAGGAATCAGGCGCGACCTTTTTGCAGAATTTCCAGAATGTGATCCGCGGCACATTTCGACAACGCTGCGCGCGTACACAAGCACCCGAAAATATCAGAATTTACTATGTGAGGCTGGACGCGATCGCGTGGATTTGCGCGGCCTTGCGTGCGGAAAAGTGACGCCCGATCAGGCTGCTGTTGCCAAACAAAGGCTGATCGAGCGTCGCCATAGAGACGTGCGGGACGGAGTAGTTACACCTGGCGCACGCCTTGAAATGGATTACCAGGGGGGCGCGGTCCAAGTCCAGCCCCGGTCCTAAAGGTGCGAGGGGCGACCGCCGGGGCCGGTGCGGGCTCCGCAAAGTAGGCACCAAATCAGCCCGCCGCATTGCGAGGCTGATGCCCTATGCGACGGCCGGCACGGTTGGGCATAACGCATCGGGCATGGGGACTAGTCTCGCCACTTTGGCGGGGCTAGTCGTCCTATGCCCGTCGCTCTGACCTCACCATTGAGCATCTGGAGGTCATATCCGCTTGGGTTCATGGCCCACTTGAATGGCGCAATACCCGAGCCCAAAAACCAGCATGTGCTATTCGGGATATTGAGCACAATCGATCCCGTAGCGCCGGGGTTAGCCGCATCCCAGGCCGACGCCAGAGTTTGAAAATTCGCAAATGCAGGACTGTCATTTGCCGGTGCGCCGAGAGTCGAAAACTGGCGGGAATAGTCGAAGTTGGTGAAGTAAACGGTGAACATTGAAGGGTTTCCTTTTCCCCTGAGATTCGCCGCTGCGGCGAACCGGTATGGATTCAAGTGTCAGCGGAGCCCGGAAAAGGAAAGCAGTACTTATCATTTTGCCCGCATGGCGGCTCGACATCGGACGCAGGGCTAGGGGCACCGTTTAAGCGCGTCCTTGGGAGGGGTTTTGACCATCCGCGGCTTGCCTGCCGGGGCAGTGCGTTTCGCCTCTGGACGGGGCGCTAAAACAGGCCGTCCCATGCGCCGCGTGCGCTTGCGCTCCACGTGCGACGGGCGCTTGGCGTCGTAGGAATGTTCCAGCGCGGCCCGGAGCGGCGCCAGCTTCAATCCGAAATCCCGGTAACCCTGCTCGATTGTCTGAAAGTAATATTCGGCCGGAGGATAAATGCCCGTCGAGTTCATGGTGTAGAGCATGATTTCGGTTTCGCCATCGGGCAGATCGTCCAGCTCGACATACTCTTTCGAGTACATGCCGCGATCGGGATAATCCCGGTCGAAGCCCTCATAACGGTCGAGCGCGCGTTCGCACTCTGCCGTGATGCGCCAGAGGCCGCCGGGGCATTGGGAGTCTTCGTCGAAGATCACATCAGCAACGCCGCGGAACACCAAGCGCGTGCTCGGCAGGATAAGCGATTGAAGCGGCTCGGCAGCAGGACATCGGACGGCCATCCGCCCGACGTGAAGGTTCGATCCATAGGCGAAATAGAGGGTCATGGTTTTGTCTTTCTGTTTTTCGGGGTTTAGCGCGCGGTGGCGGCGGCGCGGCGAGCGCGCAAGAATTCGCGCTCTTCTGCGGTCGCCTCGATCAGCTCGGCGAAGCCATCAAGGGTTGCCGGGACGGCGCCGCTGTTCGGCGCGGGCGCTTGCGCGGTGATGAAATAGCGCTCGCCTCGTTTCGAATAGGCGATGCCGGCGAGGCGCGCGTGGCGCTTTACGGAGATCACCGAAAATCCGAAGCGCTCGCAAATCTCGAGGATGGTCGCGCCTTCCGGGCGCCCGCACATTTCAAGCATCGCGCGAGTCTTGAGCGCGAAATTGGCGTGGTCGATCGCGATCATCTGGCCAGCGCCGGTTTTGCCGGCCTTGGCCGCCGCGACGAGCCGCAGGCAAACCATGATCCAATTGATTGCCTTGGCCGCGTCCGTGGTCCCGGCATGGTGGCGGAATTCGACGGTCGGCTTGTGGTGCGGAACGATGTTGACCTTGTGATATTTTGCGGCGCCTGCCCCGCTGGCGCGTGCAAGCGCGAACGCCAATTCTTCTTTTGTGCGCGCGGCGTTGACCGCGGCCTGATCGACAAGCGTGACCGAGCGGCAATACTGCGCGCCGTTGCTGCGACGCGACGCCGGCATGATTTCGTCCAGCGCCGATTCGAATCTGCCGTAAAGCTTGATCAGCGACTTGAAAAATTCGACGCCTTCGTTTTGCGCGCCGACGTGGACGTGAAGGCCGCATGTCGCGTTGACGGTGGCGCCCACGCTCGTAAGCGCCGCGCAGATTTTGCGGACCTGCTCAAGGCCGTCGTCGCCCGTGAGAATCGGCGAAACGAATTCGAGGCCGATACCGCCCCGGATGGAGCCATCGGTGGTCGCCTTCCAGCTCCCGGCCGGGGCCGGGTCGTTATAAATTCGGCCGAAATAAACCGGCAGCCCGGCCGCTGCGGAAACCGCCCGCGCGCCCTCGCGTTCGTTAAGCCCGGCGGGGAGAACCACTTCGAATTCCGCGCCGAAAGTGAGATTGGAAATAGAGGGGTGCACGTTTTGCTCCGATGTTTTTGCGCGACGGCCGTTGCCGACGCCCTCAACATCAGTCAGCGGCGCTAAAAAGAGAAGCCATACTTATCTTTTATTCGACAACCCGATCATGCGGCCCGCGCAGGCGGGACTTCATTTGTTCCCCGCAACAGCGTACGTCATTCGTTCCACCTACAAAGGAGGCCGGAAATGGCTAGCGAACCGGAGGCCGGCAGCGTCACGGCCGAGCAGGCGCGGCTTCTGTTGATGCTCGACAGCGCCGCGGAATTGAAGCGCCTGGAACGTGACGGCGCGGTCGCGCAGATCGCGCCAGGGCGTTATTGGCTTAAAGACCTCGTGCAAGGCTACATCCGGTTTATGCGCGAGCACCGCCACGATACTGAAACGAATGTGCTGGCTGCGTGCTGGGGACTGAGCCAGCAAAGGATAAGCCAGCTCGCGAATATGGGATGGATCAAGCCGCTCGCCGGCATGAAGGGCAAATACAATTGGATCGAGGCATGCAGCGGCTTCGTCCGCTTTCTGCGCGACGAGGACAGGCGGTCGACGAAGTCAGCGGCGGACTCCCGCATGCGCGACGCCAAGGCGCACGACATCGAGGTTCGCACCAAGCAGCGGCTCAACCGCCTCGTGCCGATCGAAATATACGATGAAATGATCGACAGCATGGCCGGCGTGGTAAGAAGCGAGTTCGCCGGGCTCGCCGCAACATGCACGCGCGACCTGACGATGCGCCGGATCATCGAGCGGGAAGTGAATGCAAGACTACGTCGGATCGCAGAACACGCAATGGCACAGGCCCTACGCTTGGAGGCGCTGGGCGGCGCTGATCATGCCATCGGAGCCGACCGAGCCGGACCTGTGGGCAGCGGCAAACCGGACCTACCCGCCAACGGCGGCGGTGCCGGGGCCGCGTGATCCGCTGCTCACGCCCTATGTGATCGAGCCGGAGCGCGTCATCGCCAGCGGCGTCTACAAGCGCGTCGTGCTGGTGATGGGGGCGCAGAGCGGAAAATCGGAAGCGATGCTCGACGTCGCCGGGCAGCGCCTCGACCAGCGGCCAGGGCCGATCCTGTACGTCGGCCCCAACAAGCAATTCCTCACCGAACAGTTCGAGCCGCGCGTCATGGCGCTGCTCGACGAGGCGCCGTCGCTGATGGCCAAGGTCGCGCGCGGCAAGCGCATGACCAAGACCCGCAAGATCGTGGCCGGCGTGCCGTTCCGCCTCGCGCATTCAGGCTCGTCGACAGCGCTCAAGTCAGATCCCGCGGTGCTCGCCCTGGTCGACGAGTACGACGAAATGCGGGACAACGTAAACAATCAGGGCGGGCCGCTCGGGCTGGTCGAGCGCCGCGGCGACACCTACGCGGATTTCTGTTGCGTTGTGACATCGACGCCGAAGCGCGGCCGGGTCGGCGCCGTCAAGGACGACGTTTCGGGACTCTTTTTTTGGGGCGTCGCAGTGAGCGAGGACATCGAAAGCCCGATCTGGCAGCTCTGGCAGCAGGGCACGCGGCACCATTGGTGCTGGCCGTGCCCGCATTGCGGCGACTATTTCGTGCCGCGCTTCAACCTGTTGCGCTTCCCCCTCAAGGCATCGCCGCTCGAGTCCGCGCGCCAGACTTTCCTCGAATGCCCGCATTGCGGCGGCGTGATTGGGGATCAGCACAAGGCCGACATGAACGCGCGCGGCCGCTATGCGGCGCCGGGGCAGAACGTCGACAAGACCGGCGTCGTCCACGGCTTTCCGCCCGAAAGCAAGGCGGTGTCGTTTTGGGTTTCCGGGCTCGCATCGCCGTTCGTCACCTTCGGGGAGCGCGTCGCGGTTCTGGTCGAGGCCCAGCAGTCGGGCGACGACGCCATGGTGCAGCAAGCCATCAATGCGGGCTTCGGCGAGCTGTATTCGCCGGGCGGCGGCGAGGTGCCCGAATGGATGGAGATCCAGGAGAAATCGAGGCAGGCCACGTACCAGCGCGGCGAGGTGCCGGCAGACGTCATGTATCTGACGCTGGCTTGCGACGTGCAGCGGCATTCCATTCCATGGGTGCTGCGCGGCTGGGGCGCGCGCGCGACATCATGGCTGATCGACTACGGCTATCTGCGCGGCGACACCACCGACGAGGACATCTGGAACGCGCTCGGCGATCTCGTCTCGGCGCCGGTCGGCGGCTTGGCGATCAGGCTCGCATTCGTCGACTCGGGCTTCCGGCCCGGGAAAACAGACACGCTGCCGCTGAATCGCGTCTACGAATTCTGCCGGCGGTTCATGCGCCGCGTGCGCCCCACCAAGGGATCGAGCGCGCCGATGCGCACCCCGCTGTTGCTGAGCAAGATCGAAGTCAGCCGCAAGGACGGGCGGGCGGCGAAGTTCGGGCTCGACCTCGTGCGGCTCGACACCGATCACTGGAAAAGCTGGGTGCACGAACGGCTTAGGTGGCCGGACGACCACATCGGCGGATGGCATGTGTTCCGCGGAGTCGACGACGATTACTGTCACCAGCTCGTCAGCGAGGCGCGGCTCAAACAGCCTACAGGGCGCGTCGAATGGGTCCAGCGATCGAGGGACAACCACTTTTTCGATTGCGAGGCGATGTCGGCCGCGGCCGGCTACCTGTTGAACGTGCAGCGCATCCCGTTGCAAAACAAACGGGAAGGCACTATGGATGGCGTCGGCAGGAAGCCGGAAACCCCATCCGAGGTAGTCGAGGCGCCCCCACCAATCCCGCCTCGCGGCGGTCGACGGGGCAGGCGCATTTTCAGATCGAGTTATCTCGGAGCCTGAAACAAGGCTCGGTTTCTTGCCTTTCAGCCAAGCGCAGCTCGATTCTCTGACGCAATTGATTGCGTCCGGCGTCAACAGCGCCGGCTACGGCGACAAGCGCACCGAATTTCGGTCGCTGTCCGACCTCAGACAAATCCTCAACGACATCGAAACGCAGCTCAACGGCGGCAAGCGCACGCGGCAAATCCGCATGTACTCGCCGGCGGACAAGGGGCTGTAGGATGGGCAAGCTCCGAGCGCTGCTCTCCGAAGGGATCCTGGGGCGCTTCTTCAAGAACCAGTTCGGCACCCCCTGGCGCAGCGGCTATGACGGCGCCGGAATCAGGCGCCGTCTCAAGGGCTGGCTCCCCTCGCAGTACACCACCAACGTCATCATGACTTCGTCGGGGCGCCTCCTGCGCGCGCGCTGCCGCGACGTGCTGCGCAACAACCCTCACGCCAACGCCGCCGCCGAGAGCTTTGCCGCAAACGTCATCGGAACCGGCATCAAGCCGTCGTCCCTGCTCAGCGAACAGCCTGACCTGCGGACCACGCTGCAACGGCTGTGGCTCGATTGGACCGACGAGTGCGACGCAGACGGCATCGCCGATTTCTACGGCATGCAGAGCATCGTGGCGCGTGCGCTGTTCGAAGCCGGCGAGTGCTTCATCCGTTTTCGAAATCGCAAGGTCGAGGACGGCTTTCTGGTGCCGCTGCAAATCCAACTGCTCGAAAGCGACATGTGCCCCTACGAGTGGAACATGCAGGCGCCCAACGGCAACTGGATCATGAACGGCGTCGAGCTGGACTTGCTCGGCCGGCGCGCCGCCTATTGGTTCTATCCCACTCACCCCGGCGACATGCCGATCGAGCCGACCGGGAGCCTCATGCCGGTGCGCGTTCCGGCGTCCGAAGTGCTGCACATCTTCAAATGCACCAGGCCCGGCCAGATGCGCGGCGTGCCGCTCATCACGCCCGCGCTCATCCGGCTGTTCTTCCTCGATCAGTACGATGATGCGGAATTAGAGCGCAAGCGCATCGCCGCGATGTTCGCCGGCTTCATCACGTCGGCGGCTCCCGAGGACGTCATTCCGATCGACGGCGACGACGACAGCAGCGGCCAGGACGGAATTTCGCTGTCGGGACTCGAGCCCGGCACCCTGCAGACGCTGCTGCCGGGCGAGGACATCAAGTTCTCCGAGCCCGCCGACGTCGGCGGCACCTACGAGGCGTTTCAGTATCGCCAGCAGCTCGCGGTGTTAAGCGCGCTCGGCATTCCATATTCGCTGTGCACCAGCGACCTGCGCCGCGCGAACTACAGCTCTCTGCGCGGCTCGATCGTCGAATACCGGCGCAAGCTCGAACAGTTTCAACACAACATCTTCGTTTTCCAGATGTGCAGGCCGATCTGGCGGCGCTGGCTCGACACCGCGGTCCTGGCCCAGGCGCTCCCGCTCGAATCCGGCGTCTACCTCGCGGCGCAAGCGGCATATCAGGCCGCAAAATGGATTCCGCAGCGCAACGATTGGGTCGATCCATTGA